ACCGATGACGCCGAGATCGGGCCGTTCTCCGAATTGTGGGGCCGGGAATGGCGGTTGTCCGAACTGTCGGCCGAGGACACGCCAGTGTCCGAATTTTGGTCGCCGGAAGCCGCCACGGGCGATTCCTTGGCGTCCCGTTGGCCACACGGGCGCGTTTCGCCGACCGGGGGCGGCAAGTACTCGTTCAACTCCCAGGCGGCCGCCAGGAGCGCATCCCTGTCGGCCTCCGTCAACACGGGCGGGGCACGCAGGTCGCCCTGAATCGCCTCGTACCCGGCTGTCGGGGCGCAGAGGAACAGACCGCCTTCGCCACGGGTCTCGATCAGCGTCACCACCTTGCCGTCCGGGCCGAGCCGCTGGGCCAGCTTCATGTTGCCGCAGACCGGCGCTTCGCAGCGGTAGAAGACATGCCGTCCGCCGCGCTGGGTCGTCTCGACCGTCAGGCGGGCCAGCAAATCTTGCGGGATGCGCTCGGTCCAGGCGTGAAACAGTTCACCGCCCGCGTCGAAGTCGATCATCTCGGCGTGGCCGGAGACGCCGCCGCACAGGATGCAGACCGCGTCCGGGCCGTTGGCGAACCATGCTGACACCTCTGCCTCGGTGGGCAGCCGCTTGCGGTAGCGTTTCCACTGGCCGACCGCCGGGCGCTTCTCGGCCCGGATCGCGGGCAACGCGCACAGACCGGCGGCCAGGTAGCCAGCCGCCGCTCCGTGGAGCGTGTCATGGCTGTCAGAAGGGCAGATCATCGTCCTCCGGTCCTTGGTATTCCGGCAGATTGCCATCGTCGCGCTCGTCGCTGCCGTCCAGGCGAGGCGGAACTGGCCCCAGTTTGTGATGCGTGATGCGGTCGTACTTCTCGCCGGTCACCGACCGCACGGTGATGGAGACGGTCTCGGCCAGGCCGCCCGCCTCGCAAATCGCCACGGCCTGTTCGGACGACTCCGGGAACGGCTCGCGGGACCGCGCCCTCCACCACGCCTCGGCCTTGGCGCGGGCGTAGCCGGAGTGCTCGAAGCAGACCCACTCGCTGCGGTAGTCGTTGAACCCGACCTTGTAGTCGACCCGCATGGTGCGAGGGTGGTCCTCGGGCGCGTCGCGCTTGACGTGGACACCATAGTAGACGCCCAAGACCTCGTGCTCGGTCTCGGTGACCTCGCCGGAGAGCACGCTGGCCGTGGAGGCCTCGTGGTCGTGCTGTTCGCGTTTGGGCGGCGGGAAAGCGTAGCCGCACTCCGGGCAGATGCTGTAGGCGGCGTGGATCACCGCCTGGCACTGCGGGCATTCCTTGGCGGGCGCTTCGCCGTCACCACCAGACCGATCTTTGATCTCGAGTGCGTCGACCGGCCCGTGCCGCAGAATGTTGCCGCCGAAGTCCAGGACGAGGCAGTTCTCCTTCGACGGGTCCAGGCGGAAGCCCCGACCGACCATCTGGTAGTAGAGGCCCGGGGAGTTCGTCGGCCGCAGGAGCGCCACGCAGTCGATGTTGGGCGCGTCGAAGCCGGTGGTCAGCACGTTCACGTTGACCAGATACTTCAGGCCGCCGTCCTTGAAGCGCTTGAGGGTGTCGGCGCGTTCGAACGGCAGCGTGTCGCCGCAGACGAACCCGCACTCGTGGCCGAACTCGCCAAGCATGCGCTGGACATGCATGGCGTGCTGCACACCGGCGGCGAAGACCAGGACCGAGTGCCGGTCCCGCGTATGCTCGACGATCTCGGCGCAGGCCGAACGCACCAGCGCGTCGTCGTCCATCAGGGCCTCGACCTCGCCCGCGATGAACTCACCGCCCCGGATGTGCAGCCCCGAGGTGTCGGCCTTGCGCCGACCGGCCTTGGTCTTGAGGCCGCACAGGAAGCCCTGCACGATCAGCTCGCGCACGCCCACCTCGTAGCAGACGTGGTTGAGAAGGTTCTCCGGCCCGCAGATCATGCCGGTGGTCATGCGGTAGGGCGTGGCCGTCAGGCCAACCAGCCGCACGTTGGGGTTCACGGCGCGGGCCTCGGCCAGGAAGGTGCGGTACATGCCCTCGCCGTCGGGCGGCAGCATGTGCGCCTCGTCGATCAGGATCAGGTCGAAGCGGTCGAGCTCGGCCGCGCGGCGGAACACGCTCTGGATGCCCGCCACGATGATCGGGTGCTCGGTGTCGCGGCTCTTGAGGCCCGCCGAGTAGACCCCGATCTTGTTCCACAGGTCCGGGGCCATCGCGTGCAGCTTCTCGGTCGCCTGTTCGAGCAGCTCCTTGACGTGCGCCAGGATCAGCACGCGCCCGTTCCACTGCTGGACGGCGTCGCGGCAGATCGTCGCCATGACCGGCGTCTTGCCGCCCGCCGTCGGGATGACGACGCACGGGTGGTCGTCCCGGCTGCGCAGGTGATCGTAGACGGCGGCGACCGCCTCTTTCTGGTAGGGACGCAGCTCCATCAGGACAGTTCCTTTCCGCAGACCGGACATCGGCACAGGGGAAACTCATCGACCGTGACCAGAAGCCTGCCTTCGGGCACCGCCTCGCGGCGGCGCGTCACGAGCAGATCGATCTGGCTGTCGTCCGCGTAGACGCCCGCGTGTTCCAGGGCGTCGAGCACCGGTTTCTGGATGTTGTCCAGGTCGCGGCGTCGGCGGTCCGGCGGGAAGGCGTCCATCGCCAGGGAGATGCGCCCGCCGGACGGCGGTTTGCGCGGGCCGCCCCCGCCGAGGAGGGCGCAGACGTTCCGGCGGAACGTCCGGCCCTCCCGGCTGATCAGGGTGTGCAGCCCGACCCGCCGCCAGTAGTGGTTCACGCTGGGCGGGTAAGGAAGCGTCAACGGCATGACGCCCTCCTTACCGTTTCCACGGCGGCGTGTTGTCGGTCACCGGGGCCTGCTGCGCCTGCCCGGCGGAAGCCTTCCGCTCGTAGCCCTTGATCTCGTTGGTCAGTTCGCCGGTGTCCTCGCGCTTCTTGAGCTTCACGACGATCACCAGCGGGAGGTTGTGCAGCTCGACGCTGTCGCGGGGCTGCATGACGCCCAGCGCGTGGCAGATGGCCGACAGCTCCGACCGCGCGATCTTCACCGCCGTGGCGTTCGGGTTGGCGAGGTTGAGCCGGGCCCAGAGGACGCGGTTCTTGTACTGGCCCTCGATGATCGTGAACGTGAGTTGCAGGTAATTCCCGCTCCCGTTCTTCGTGGGCTTCATCTCGCTGTCGGTGATCGCGGCCAGGTACTTGCCCGCCGGGATCGGTTCGAAGCTGCTGGTCGGTTCGACTTCGGACGCGTTGAATCCATTGAGGTTTGCCATGACTCGTTACTCCTTGCTGTTGTTGGTTGCGGACTCGTTTCCCCGCGCCGGGACCGCCCCGGACGCGGACATCGGACTGGCGACCAGCGCCTTCATCAGCGCAGGCCACGAGAGGGGGATTTCTGCGGGCAGGTCGTAGCGGTTCTTCGCCACGCAGGCCGGACTGCCGACGGTGCGGAGGATGCGCTCGCCGCCATCCTTGCCGAGACCGGCGGCGATGGTGCGCTCGCGCCCGAACCCGCCGTCCTCGGTCTTGGTGATGATCTTGCGCGTGGCGAACAGCACCGCGTCCGACCACTCCGTCAGCAGCGCCGTGACGTGCTTGTGCAGGCGCGGCGAATAGCGGTCGTAGGCGCTGAACTCGGGGTCCTCGAACTTCTCGACCTTGGCATGCGCCAGGACGATCACGCACATGCCGCGCTGGTTGCGCAGCGTGTTGAGATCGCCCAGCAGCTTGCGCCAGTGCGTGAGGGCGTGGGTGTAGCCCTTGGCGTAGCCGCCATCGACCTTCTCGATGCTGTTGACGCCGTACTGTTCGCAAAGCGCGTCCCAGACCAGGCGCTCGAGCCAGTCGGCCGAGTCGATCACGACGGTCTCGAAGTCGTGTTTCTCCTGGATCAGCGTGCGCAGCGCCGCGTCGACATCGGCCAGCCGGGTCGCCAGCGGGAAACTGGCGCACTCGATCTGGTCGAGTCCGTCCTCGGTGGGGATGAAGATCGGCCTGGGCGCGGCGGCCGCCGTGGTGGACTTGCCGATGCCCTCGGTTCCGTAGATCAGAAGGCGCGGCGGGTTGTGCCTGCGCCCTCGGTGAATCTGCTGCAACATGGTCATACTGCTTCTCTCCTTCTCGTTGTGGTGGTTATTACAGTCCGGCCCGGACGCGCCCCTATGGCACATCCAGCACGCGAATTTCCTCGAAGCCGGTGGGCCACTCGTCGCGCTCGCGGCAGACGAGCAGACGCCGGATCGCGGCCTCGTTCTCGCGTTGCGCCTGGGCCAGCGTGTCGTCGCCGACGCGCCAGACCCCGCAGCGGAACGGTTCCTTCTTCTCGACCGCGATCAGGTGGACGGGGACCAGCGTGCCGCCGAGCGCCTGGGCCAGGACGGCCCGGTAAAAAGCGACCTGCCGGTGGTAGCCGTAGCGCCGGGCGTCGGCCTCGAACCAGGTCAGGTCGTCACAGGTCTTGAAGTCGACGATGCCGCGATGCGGATGCAGCCAGTCGATACGGATCTGGCAGGGCGTGCCGCAGTACTCGGCCCGCGCGACGCCCTCGGCGCGACCGTAGAGCAGGAGCGCCACGGCCTCGTCATTCATCGCAACGCCGGACGCCATCTGCTCGACCAGATCGACCTGGTCGTGCGACAGGACCGGCTTGCCCTGGATGGCGGCCCAGTCGGCAAAAGCCTTCGTGCCCGCTCCGAACGGCTTGTTGGTCTTCTCATTGATCGGGCCGCCCAGCGCGAACGCGGCCTCATAGGCGTCCCGGCCTTCGAGGATGCGAACATGCGCAGCGCGTCCGATGACGTAGCTGGCCGAGTCGGCATCCTCGATCAGGCCTACCGACTTCTTGCGGTGCAGCCACGGGCACTTGATGAAGTCCAAGAGCTGGTGGCTGCTCAGGAACCGGTCCGCCTGGGCGTGGTACTGCTCGGCGGGCTCGGCTTCCAAAATGTTGAGATCGATGTTGAGGTCCATGACGAACTCCTCTCGCGTTGGTGACTCCTGCCAGTTGCCCCTGGCCGCCTTCTGTTACTTACCCGGCGCAGGGGCGAACTGGCGGAGAGCGCGTTCAGCGCAGGTAGTCGTCCATGCGGTTTGCCGCGAAGGCCTCGCGCAGTTGCGCCAGGTGCCTGTCGCGGAACGTGCGGCGCGGGATGCCAAGATCGCGGGCGACCTCGGCAACGGACTGCGTCCGCAGCATGTCGGCGACCTGTCGCAGCTCGGGCGACAGGCCGATGAGAACCGCATTCATGTCCATCAGGAGATGGGCGCGGTCGGCGGCAGGCCGGTTGTAGCGGCCCGTGCGCAGATCGATCTCGTCCTGGCCGATGGTCTCGTGTCGTTCCATCGGCCCTTCCTCGGTCTCGATCTCCTCGTTCATCGAGAACGCCTCGCGCCGGTGATCGCGCATCTCCGCCTGGCGGTCGCGGAGCAGCTTGCTGATCTTTCCCTCGACCACGCGGACGGCGAACGTGTTGAGCGTCGCCTTGGCGGGGTCGAACTTCGGCAGGCGTTCGAGCAGGTCCCGGATCAGGTCCTGCTCGATGTCCTTGATGTCGTCCTGCGTGTAGCCCGCCTTGCCGACGAGCTGTCGCGCTTTGCAGTGGACGAGTGTCATGGTGTACTTGGTGAGTTGTTCATGCTTCTGGTTGGTATCCATTTCCGTCTCCCGTTGGCCGGGAGGCGTCGCGTGGATGCCGACAGAGGCAGCGACCACAAACAGCGGAGGCGTTGTAGGATTGCCGCTTCTGCGGCACCCACAACGCCTCCACTTCGTGGCCGGTTAGTTGTCAGGTGTTTGTTTCGATCACAGGGAATGGGGAGCCGACCCCCGAGTTGTCAGGCGTAGGCCTCCTCGAAGGTCATCCGGAACGGAAGCCCATGCAGGACTTCGATACTGATGACGACGCCGTCTCCAATCGCGTCCAGCTGCGCGAACAGTCGGACGACATCAGCCTTCAGGGCGAAGTCGGCCTTGCCAGACTCGGGCCGGGGGCCCTCCTCGCGATCCAACTTCACCTGGCGAATAACACGAGGCGGCGGGTCGAACTGCGGCTCACCATCGAGGATGTGGAGACCCTCGATGCGGCCGTGGTTTATGCGCTGCATCAGTTCGATGAGGCGGGCCTTGAGGGGCGTGAGGTCTGACTTGGTGGTCGGGTGTCTGTTCCTGTCTGTTGCCATGTGGTGCTCCTGTCGTTTGCCACGGCAAGACCATCTCGCCGTGTGGCAGGAGCGCCGGATTTCACAGGGCAACAAAAAAGGGGCTGCGAGTGAACGCAACCCCTTACACGATAATGACTTTCAGTGATTTCAGGCCGATTTCAACGGCGACGTTTCATATACCTTTCGGCCTCGTCTTGGATTCCCGGCTTCGTCCGATGGAAGTACTCCTTGTCCCCCTGGCTGGCCGTCAGATACGACCGAATGGTCGTGTCGCGTTCCGCAGGGTCTTTGGCCCAATCCGTTTCCACAACCGAGAGTTCTTCGGCCACATCGTCACCGTCTTTGCCAGTGTACCCCCCGTGCTTGGCGAACCTGACAGATGGTGTCGGGGCGTCACACACGGGCAAATTGTTCGCCAGCAGTTTCGGGTTGATCACTCCCACTCTCCGACTGAGCGTCGCGGCGCTCTTCACGATGCCGGATTGCTTCAGCAACACGAGGGCATCCTTCTGACTCCCCCCGGCCTTGCGCATCGCGTGCCAGATAGCCTGCTCCTCTGGACCGAGAATGTCGGCTATGCGGTTGTGAATCTCGACGGCAAGCGACTCTGGCACGAGTTTGGCCTCGGCCAGCTCGGATTGCAGGACCGGCACTCCTCGAACGTGCTTCTGCACTGTCTCCAGTCCCTTGTCGACCTTGGCAACGGCTGCGGGCAGCGGGGCGGCGATATCCTTGATCTGGCGTATGTCGTCGTGGATGGCCGCGAGCGTGGTCTTATCCACTGGAGCGCCGACAGCCGCTTTGCATCTCTGCTGACAGTCACCGCGAATGGCATCGCTGGCACAGGTGAAGGCTGTGTCCACCGGAACAATCGTGACACCTGCATTCGTTGACAGACTCTGTAGGGCAGCAGTCCT